GTAACAGCGAAGTTAGCTGATGGTAGTTCTTATTATCGTTTCAATCCCCCTTCACATTATGTGAATGAGGGGGTTGTACAACGATGTAGTTTAGGTACAAATAAGGCAGAAGCATATAAGAAAGGTGCTGAATTAAATGCGTTATTAAATGTATACGAAAAAGAACAAAAATTAAGACCTAATGCAACTAATAATAATACTTTGAATGGGTTAGTAAATGATTATTATTTATCGTATGAATTCAATGACTTACGTGATGAAACTAAAGCTCAATATAAATACTTTTTAGGTGTGTTACTTGATACTGTGGTTAAGGGTAGGTCTTTAAGGTTACATAAGTACAATTCTATCACTACAGGTATAGCTAGAACAGCCTATGAAATGTGGTGTAAACGTGGCATTTATATGGCAAACCATGTGATGTCTTGTGCAAGAGTTGTGTATTCACATGGTATTAATATGGATTATTGTTCAGCAAATCCGTTTAGTAATGTAAAAAAACATGCTACACAATCTAGAAAAGTTGTCTGGACAAGGGAAGATGTGTGTAAGTTTCTTGATGTTGCTTATAGTGATTTTAAAATGAGAAATATAGGGTTAATTGCGCAAATGTCATACGAATGGTGTCAAAGAGTTGGTGATATGCGTTTATTGCAATGGTCAAGTCTTGATTTACCTAGACAAAGAGTTAATATAGAACAGTCTAAACGACGAGCGAAAGTATTCTTACCTATCGAAGGTGATTTATGTGAGATGTTAAGAGAACAAGAGAATGATTTTGGCTTTCAAGAGTGGGTAGTACCCAAACCTAAGCCTATACGAGGTTCTTATAACCCTTATAGCTTATATGATTTGCCTAGACAGGCACGTAGAGTAATGATACAAGCAGGATTATCACAAGATTTAAGATTATCGGACCTGAGAAGAACAGGAACGATGGAAATGGTGGATGCAGGGGTAAGTATGGGACAAATTATGTCTGTAACTGGTCATGTTAATCCACAAAGTGTGAAACCATACTTAAAAAATACATTTGCTAGTGCAAATAATGCATTAAAATTAAGGAAGGAGAATTCCCAATGAGTATTTATATTAGTGAAATTTTAAATGACCAAAAAACTGTAACTTGTGGTGTTTGTAATACAGTATTTAATACTGATGAGATTACTTTAGATGATTACCATTTCGCTTGGGATAATGTAGTGGAAACTGACTGTTGTAACGATTGTTTTTTTAGTGTTTTAGTAGAGAGTGAAAAAGATTTAGAAGAAAAATATATAGTAGACGAAGATTTTGACTTGACAGATGATGATTTATCGTGTATAAGACATTCAACTGTCCGAGGGTAAAGTATATTAATATAGGAGATATATTATGATAATAGCTTGGTGGAGTGCAGGAGTTACAAGTGCTGTAGCAACTAAATTAGCTATAGATAAATATGGCAAAGAAAACATATTACCTGTTTATTTTCATATTGATTCAGCACACAAGGATAATAATAGATTTAAAGAACAGTGTGAAGATTGGTATGGAAGAGAAATAGTAGTAGAAAAATCACCTAAGTATAATGACCAGTTCGATGTAATAAGAAAGACTAAGTATGTAAATGGTCCAAGTGGTGCTAGATGTACTCTTGAACTCAAAAAGAAAGTTAGAATGAATATAGAAAAAAGACTAGACTATAGTGGTCAAATCTTTGGCTTTGAGTATTCTAAAAAAGAAATAAATAGAGCTATTAGATTTCGTGAGCAATATCCTACAGCGAAACCTATGTTTCCTTTAATAGAAAATAAGATGACAAAACCTGAATGTTTATACTACTTAGAGAAACAAGGTATAGATAGACCTTTGATGTATACTCTTGGGTATACAAACAATAATTGTATTGGTTGTGTTAAGGGTGGTAAAGGTTATTGGAATAAAATTAGAGTAGACTTTCCTGATTATTTCAATGAAATGGTAAAAGCTGAAAGATATGTGGGTAATTCTTGTATAAGACATACTTTTTTAGATGAACTAGACCCTGATGCAGGCAGACATACACCTATGGTAATGCCCGATTGTGGTAATTTTTGTGATATAGAGTTTACTAATATAACACATCCTAGTGTAGATAAAATATATAAAAATCCAAGCAAAATGATGGAGATTACATGAATTTGTATGAATATGTACGTGATTTAGACGTAGGTATAGATGAGACTAAGCGTTTAAACTGTCCAGTTTGTAATGGTATAAAAACTTTTACTGTTACAAATAGTATGGGAACACGATTATGGAATTGCTATAAGGCTTCTTGTGATGTTAAAGGTAAAGCTAGAGTCCATATGTCTATGGAAGATATGAGAAAGATAATAGATTCTAGAAATGGGGCTAGTCAAAGGCAAGAAGTATTTGAGTTACCTGAGTATATAGTAAAACAATCGGATTTTACCATGCATGACGTAAAAGAAGATAGGATTGTATATTTAATATACGATAAAAAAGATGTACTGGTAGATGCTGTAGGTAAGTCTATGAATAAATCTAAATTACCTAAATGGAAACGCTATGGAAAAAGTAAAGTACCTTATTTTATAGCCATAGATGACGACGGTACTATCATCACTAATCCAAACGATGTACCTGCTGTATGCGTTGTTGTTGAAGATTGTGTGAGTGCTTTATCTTGTGCTAAACATGGCATTCCATCTGTCGCTTTACGTAAAGCTGTAGCCATGTCAAAAGAATTACGTGGTTGGGTTGACAATGTTAAATTATTAAGTATAATAGATGACTTAAAGTATGAAAATGAAACTGACATAAACAATTTAAAGGAGATAGCATGGAGTTAGCGTTAATAAGAAGTCTTATGGATAAAGATTTCTATGATGACCATCGTGGTGCAAAATGCCCTGATAGGTTATTTAGTAAAGATGTTCGTAAAATTAAATTAATTATAGATAGTGCAATTAGTAGATATGAAAGAAGTGTTACCCCTGATGAGATTGAAGCACTATTTCTTTCTAGTAATCCTACATTGACTACAGCCCAAAAGAATAGTTATATTAGCTTATTTAAACAGATTAAAAAAGAAGAAACGATGGGCAGTGATGTAGCACAAGAAGTCTTGTCTAAATTATTTCAACAAGTAATTGGAGAAGATATTGCCAATATAGGTTTTGATTATGTAAATGGAACTAAGAATAGCTTAGAACCATTACGTAATATACTTGAGCAGTATGGTGATGATTTCACCCCTAACCTCAATATAGAATGGGAAGATATATCCATTGAAACACTCTTGTCTAAAAACGACATGGAAGCTAGATGGAAGTTTAATATCCCTATTTTATCTAGACGAATAGAAGGAGTCAACGCAGGACATCTTATTGAGGTAGGTGCAAGACCTAACACAGGTAAGACTTCTTTTCATGCTAGTATGATTGCAGGAATAAACGGTTTTGCCAGACAAGGAGCAAAGTGTGTTATTCTTTGTAATGAAGAAGCTGCCCATAGGGTTGGTGCTAGATATTTAACATCAGCATCAGGTATGTCTGTAGGAGAAATTAAAGTTAATATGATTAAAGCTAGAGACTTATACAGTCCTGTAAGCGATAATATTAAAATTAAGGATGCTACTTCAAGAGATATGTCTTGGGTAGAGAGTGTATGTAAAACATATCGACCTGATATACTTGTTCTAGATATGGGAGATAAGTTTGCTAAGATGGGAGGATTCGCTAGAGCAGATGAAGCCTTGAAAGTAAATGCAATTCATGCTAGACAGATAGCTAAAGAATATCAGTGTGCTGTGTTTTATATGTCACAGCTAAGTGCTGAAGCTGAAGGTAAGATTATACTTAATCAAAGTATGATGGAAGGTAGTCGTACAGGTAAGGCTGCTGAAGCAGATTTAATGTTATTAATATCAAAGAATCCTATGAAAGGAGAGTTTGAAGAAGAGGATTTACAAAGACACTTAAATGTGGTAAAGAATAAATTAACTGGTTGGCATGGTATTGTGTCATGCGAACTCAATTATGAAGTAGGAAGATATGAGGAGTAAAAATGAAAATGAAGTATATGAAAAAAGAGGACTCAGAAAAGTTAAATTTACCTCTTAAATGTAATGATATAAGAAAAGATGGCTATGTATTTAAATACTATTATACAAGAGGTGATAAGATATATGAACTGTGGAACTCACCTAAAGCTATGGCTAAAATAGCAATTCATAAAAGTATACAGAAAAAAGAACATACTAAAAAAACTAAAAAGTATATTAAGCGAGTAAAATTATATTTAGGGTGCGCTAGTTGTGGATATAAAAAATCTAGTGATGCTTTACATTTTGACCATCTTAATATACATAATAAAACTAAAGATATAAGTAGAATGAGTCCTTATAGTTTTGAAGCTTTAAAAAATGAAATGAGAAAATGCAGAGTTCTTTGTGCAAATTGTCATGCTGAACATACGCAAGTTCAAAGAGAGAAAGGTTTATTTAATAATGAAATTAGTTCTTGATGTAGAAAATACTGTTACTAATCGTGATGGTAAGATGCACTTAGACCCATTTGAGCCTACTAATACGTTAGTAATGGTTGGAATGCTTACGGATGATAATGAAGAAACTCATGTAGTATTTGACCATGCAGAAAAAACTAGCACTGTAAATGGTACTAATTTAGTACAGGATACATTAGATAAAACAACTCTATTAATAGGACACAATATAGCCTATGATTTAGTATGGTTGTGGGAATCAGGGTTCAAGTATACTGGTAAAGTTTTTGATACTATGCTAGGTGAGTATGTATTACAACGTGGTATTAAAGAACCCCTCTCATTAGAAGCTTGTGCTGAGAGATACGAATTAGATACACAGAAGCAGGATACTTTGAAAGAATACTTTAAACAGGGTTACTCTGTTAGAGATATACCTTTTGATGAGCTATCTAAATATTTATCCTGTGATTTACAAGCTACAAAACAATTATATGATAAGATTTGTAGTAGACTTGTAGAGACAGATGCTATACCATTAATAGATACAATTAGTTTAACTAATGAATTATGTCCAGTTATTGCTAAGATATATCAACGAGGTTTTGCTATTAACATGGATGCTCTAGATAAAGTACAAGCTGAATTTGAACAAGAGAAAATGACATTAAAACATAGCCTATCTATTATAATTGGTGATTTAATGGGAGACACACCTATTAATTTAAATAGTCCTGAGCAATTATCTACTGTTATTTATAGCAGAAAACCTCTTGATAAGTCTACTTGGGTAGATAATTTTACACCCTATATGTCAATAACAGATTTTAAAAAGGCTGTATCTACTAATAGTATGGTTATATATAAAACTAAAGCTGAACAATGTAATAATTGTAAAGGTACAGGGTACTATAGAAGAATTAAAAAAGATGGTAGTCCTTTTGCCAAACCTTCTAGATGCCGTTCTTGTGACACACAAGGTTATCATTTTATTCCTACTAACAAACAAGCTGGATTAAAATTTAATGCACCTAAATCTAAATGGGTAAGTGCTAATGGATTTAGTACATCTAAGACTAACTTAGAAGTATTAGAAAAAGCTGCTAAAGATAAAGGATTAAAACAAGCAGAAGAATTCCTGTACAAAGTAAGAAGACTAAGTGCTGTAGATACTTATCTATCTTCATTTGTAGAGGGTATAAAAACCCACAGAAAGCCTGATGGTAAGTTACATGTAAGATTATTACAGCATAGAACATCTACCGGTAGGCTAAGTGGAGCAGACCCTAATATGCAAAATATGCCTAGAGGGGGTACATTTCCTGTAAAAAAGGTATTCAAATCACAGTGGAATGATGGTAAGATATTGGAAGCTGATTTTGCTCAATTAGAATTTAGAGCTGCTGCTTTCCTATCACAAGATAAAATAGCTATGAAGGAGATTAAAGATGGTTTCGATGTTCACTCGTATACTGCTAAAATTATTTCAGATAATGGTCAGGCTACTTCCCGTCAAGAAGGTAAAGCACACACATTCGCCCCACTCTACGGAGCTACGGGGTTTGGGAGGACAACTGCTGAAGCAGCATATTATGAACAGTTCACGCAAAAGTACAAAGGCATCGCACTTTGGCATGCCAAATTGGCTAAAGAGGCTTTAAGTACAGGTAGAATAACAACACCTTCAGGTAGACAATTTGCTTTCCCTGATATAGAAAGAAGAATGAATGGTGGTGTTTCTCACTTCACACAAATTAAGAATTACCCCGTGCAGTCATTTGCTACTGCAGATATTGTACCAGTTGCTTTACTACATATTGAGAGCAGATTAAGTAATATGAAATCTTGTATTGTTAATACTGTCCACGATAGTATAGTAATTGATATACATCCCGAAGAAGAAAGTCAAGTTATTTTTATTATTGATTCTACAAATGAGGTACTTACAAGCCTTATTCAGAATAAATGGGGTATAACTTTTAATGTTCCTTTAACATTAGAAGCAAAAATAGGTAAGAATTGGCTTGACACAGTTGATATTTTATGATATAACAAAGAAATTCAAATAAAAGGAGATACTATATATGAATGAAATTACAACTATTGATACTAATAATTACGCAGTAATGGCAAAAGCTATGGGCTTTGCTAGCGAAAATAAAAAGTCTTCTGCAAAGACAGTTATACTTCCAAGATTTAGAATTTGGCATCAGCCTATTATGGGACAAGCCAAAGTTAATGGTAAGACTGCTAATGTAGAAGTTGTTGAAGGTGGTTCTTATAGACTAGAGATACCTTCAAAAGATGAAGGTGGAGATTCTACTTTTATCTTTGCTAAGTCTGCAACCTTCAGAGTATTTGCACAAAGATTTATGTGGCGAAGATTTGTAGCTAATAAAAATCCTAAACCTAATGAACCAAAAGGTTCGTTCCATAGAACTGTAATGGCAGATAGTTTATCTATAGATTTAAAAGATAATACTGGTGGTTTTAACTGTGGTAAACCCTCTGGTTACATTAAAGATTTTAAAGCACTTCCTCAAACTATGCAGGATTTACTTAGGCAAATAAGAAAAGTAAGAATTTTATTTGGTTATGCTACTTTAATAGACCCAGTTGATTCGAATGGTAAGCCTACTAATATTGATACACTTCCTGTTATATGGGAAATAGATAATAGAAATGCTGTTGCTCATTTAGGGGATATTATATCTCAAATCGATAAGAAGCAAAGACTACCTATTCAGCATAATATTAGTTTAGCAACGGAGAAAAATGAACTTCCTAATGGTACTAGCTACTATACACCTAGTGCTAAAGTTGATTTAAAAACTTCAATAGATATTGTTGATTCTGACCAAAATGTATTTAAAGATTTTATGGAATACATTAAAAACTATAATGATTATATTAATAATCAATGGTCTGAGAAAGCAAGTGATGAGCCTGAAATATCTAAAGATGATATGAAGGTTGTTGAATCATTTGTTGATATTGATAATGCTGAGGTAGCATAATGCAACACCCTGCTGAATTGTCGTTACATTCCTACATGAATAAAGCCTTAAAAGGAAATGCAACTGTATCAACTACAACTGTGCAACAAGTAGCTAATGATGTAGCAGATGCAGTTAAGCGACAATTTGGTGGGGAAAAGCGTGGTAAGTTTAAGTTACGTATGTCTAATGTAGGTAAACCTACTTGCCAACTTTGGTTTGAAAAGAATAAACCTGAGACAGCTTTACCTCGCCCTAGTAACTTTTTAATGAATATGATGATTGGAGATATAGTTGAAGCTGTATTTAAAGGACTATTAACAGAAGCAGGAGTTAAGTATGATAATTCAGATTCTGTAATATTAAAAGTTAAAGATAAAGAAATAAGTGGTACTTATGATTTAGCTATTAATGATGCTATAGATGATGTTAAATCTGCTTCTGATTGGTCGTATAAATATAAGTTTGAATCTTTTGATTCTCTAAAAAATGGAGATACCTTTGGTTATATAGGACAATTAGCAGGCTATGCCAAAGCCAGTAATAAAAAAGCTGGTGGTTGGTGGGTTATAAATAAAGCTAATGGAAAAATTAAATATATTTCTGCAGAAGGTATTGACATTAATAAAGAAATATCTTATATAGAAGATACAGTTAAAACATTAGAAAAAAATGAATTTAAAAGATGTTTTAACTTTGAAGATGAAATGTTCTATGGTAAACCCACAGGCAATAAAATCTTAAATAAGATATGTGGCTTTTGTGAATACAGGTTTGCGTGTTGGAAAACTTTAGAAGAAAAACCTTCTATGGTATCTAAAGCAAAAGAACCTAAGATTATGCCATATATTAGATTAGAAGGAGAAACTGTATGACAAAAATCGATGAGATGGCTGAGATGATTAAAGAAAAAGAAAAAGAGCTATACGAATTAAAAAAAGAGTATAGAGAACTCAGAACTGAAGGCTTACGTAGTGCTATAGAGCAACGCAAAGAAGCTGAAAAGCTAGTGCGTGATGAAATGAAAGCCTTAGGTTATGATAATGGTATACCTTATAGCTCTAATATTAGATGGTATAATTTTTAACTATGTCATCTTATAGTGCTACACAAATGGCACGTAAAAATGGGTATAGGAGTGGTTTAGAGGATAAGATTGCTACTTATCTTACAAAAAACAATGTCAATTTCCTATATGAAAAAGTAAAGATTGAGTGGGAAGACCTCGCATATCGCACCTATACCCCTGATTTTATTCTACCTAATGGTATTATAATTGAAACAAAAGGTAGATTCATTGCTTTAGATAGAAGAAAACATATAGCAATTAAAAAACAGCACCCTGAGTTAGATATACGATTTATATTTACTAATAGTAGAAATAAGTTAAGAAAGGGTGCTAAATCTTCTTATGGTGAATGGTGTATAAAATATGATTTTCTATACTACGACAGAATTATTCCAGAAGATTGGTTAAAAGAAAAGGGTAAAAGCAAGTATCCAAAACTAATTAAATATAAATATAAAAAAATAAGGAGATAGTATGCTTGTAAACAATGAAGATTTTTATATACAGCTAATACCTAACTTAGATAAAAATAAAAATTGGCTAGGTACAATGCAAGTTAATATTGTAACATCTAATTCGAATCCTATAGATGATGAAGGATACAATCAGATGTTTCATTTGTGTCAGATAATAGCATCTATAGTTCCATACATGGATGATAATCCAGATATAATTCCTGAATTAGAAAAATATATGACTATAGAAAAAGAAAAACAATCTAAAAAACTACAGGTTGTTGGTAAAAAAGGCAATGTAATTAATTTAAATTTTGGTTCTACTACTAAAGGGAGTGCTTAATATGAGTTATTTAAATGCTATTAATAAACATAATAAGAAAAAAGAAAAGGAAAAGAAAGTGGATTGGAATAAAAATGCATTAGGTTATGTAGATGGTTTGTTTACAAATAATAAAGGAGTGGAAAAAATGTTTCAAACAAATACCACACAGGATATGGTAAATAGTCCACCTCATTATAACCAACATGGTATTGAATGCATAGATGCTATACAAGCTTGTACTTCTGATGGGTTTGAGTTTTATTTACAGGGAAACATACTAAAATATTTATGGAGATATAAATATAAAAATGGAGTAGAGGACTTAAAAAAAGCAAGTTGGTATCTAAATAAATTAATAGAGATTGCTAATGACGATTCGAATTAAAGTACTTATGACTATTAATATAGATGAATCTGAATATCCTATACCCGTTGATGGTAAAGTTGATGAAGAAGTTGAAGATGCACTAAAAGAATTTTTTCACGACATAGAAGGAATGAAAATAAAACACGTTAAAATAATTACGGAGAATATATGAATAGAACAAACATAACCCTACCAACCGATTATCAAAATTTTATAGCACTATCTCGCTATGCTAGATGGCTGCCTATAGAAAATAGACGAGAGAACTGGTCTGAAACTATATTAAGATACTTAGATTATATGAAAGTTCATTTACTTGAGAAACATAGTTATTGTTTAGATGATAACCTATATGATACTATTAGTAAACAAATAATAGAATTAGGTGTTATGCCTAGTATGCGAGCTTTAATGACATCAGGAGTAGCATTAGATAAATGCCATGTTGCAGGATATAATTGTTCTTACCTTCCTGTAGATAGTCCTCGTTCATTTGATGAGACAATGTATATATTAATGTGTGGTACTGGAGTAGGTTTTTCTGTAGAACGTGAGAACGTAGATAAGCTGCCTCTTATTAATGAACACTTTGAAAATAGTACAACAGTTATTAAGGTAGGTGATTCTCGTTCAGGTTGGGCAAGAGCATTAAGAGAGTTAATAGCTATGTTATATGTGGGACAAATCCCACTGTGGGATGTATCTGAAGTAAGACCTGCAGGAGCGAGATTAAAAACATTTGGTGGTAGAGCTTCAGGTCCAGCTCCTCTAGTAGATTTATTTGAATTTTGTATCGAGATATTTAAAAATGCAAAGGGTAGAAGATTATATCCTGTTGAATGTCACGATATAATGTGTAAGATTGGTGAAGTTGTTGTAGTCGGTGGGGTACGACGTAGCGCACTTATCAGTCTTTCCAACCTTGGTGATGACCAAATGCGTCATGCTAAGTCTGGACAGTGGTGGGAAACCGAAGGGCAACGTGCGCTAGCAAATAACAGCGTTGCTTATAAAGGTAAAGTACAAATGGAAACATTCATGCGTGAATGGTTATCTCTTGTTGAAAGTAAATCAGGAGAACGTGGTATCTTTAATCGCCAGTCTGCAAAAGAACAAGCAATGAGAAATGGTAGACGTAAAACTAATTATAAATTTGGATGTAATCCATGTAGTGAAATTATACTTAGACCTTATCAATTCTGTAATTTATCTGAAGTAGTAGTTAGAGAAAGTGATACCTTAGAAACCCTAAAAGAAAAAGTAAAGGTAGCTACAATTTTAGGTACATTTCAAGCAACCCTTACTGATTTTAAATACTTAAGAAAAGTATGGAAGGATAATACAGAAGAAGAAAGATTACTTGGAGTATCGTTAACAGGTATTATGGATAATCAACTTCTTATTAATAATCCAAAGAAAGCACCGAATACTGCTTTTATATTAAAAGAATTAAAGGAGACAGCCATTGAAGTTAATAAATATTATTCAGAACAGCTTGGCATTCCTCAATCGACTGCCATTACTTGTGTTAAACCTAGTGGTACAGTTTCTCAACTTGTGGATAGTGCAAGTGGTATTCATGCTAGACATAGCAAGTATTATATTCGTACTGTACGTGGGGATAATAAAGACCCTTTAACACAGTTTATGATTGATAGCAACATTCCACATGAACCTGATGTAATGAAACCTGATAGCACTACCGTATTTAGTTTTCCTATGAAGTCACCTAAAGGTGCTATTACTAGAAATGAAATGACAGCTATCGAACAATTAATTTTATGGAAGACTTATCAAAAGTATTGGTGTGAACATAAACCATCTGTAACTATTACAGTAAGAGAAGATGAGTGGATGGATGTAGGAGCTTGGGTATATAAAAACTTTGATGACGTTTCAGGTATTAGTTTTCTACCTCATAGTGAACACACATATGCACAAGCACCCTATCAAGAAGTAGAAGGTAAGTACTATAAAGCACTTTTAGATAAAATGCCACAAATTGATTGGAATGACTTGACAAAATACGAAAAAGATGATACAACAGCAGGGTCAAAAGAGCTAGCTTGCTCTGCTGGCGTTTGCGAGGTCGTAGACATAGGAGCAACATAAGGGAGGTACAATCACACACGGGGGTATCGTTTCACCCCTCTGACGGGCTTTATATGAAGCCGTTTTTTAAAAATTAACTAGAACAGGAGCATTATATGCAAAATTTAGAACCAAGTGTTAAAAATAGAAAAAAGTTTGATATAGATTTAGAATATGGTAAAGTAAGAGAACAATTAGTTGCAGATATGCTTCAAGATAAAAAGATTGAAGTCAAAAGTGAAAGAGATGTTTGGCAAAAAACTGGTAACATAGCTATTGAATATGAATGTTATGGAAAGCCTAGTGGAATTAATGCTACAGAATCTGACTATTGGTTTCATAACTTGTGTATTGGAGATGAAACTTTTGCTACTATTGTTTTTAATACACAAAGTCTAAAAAAGATTATAAATAATTTAGACTATAAGAAAAGTGTTTCAGGTGGAGATAATATGGCATCTAGAATGTATCTATTAAATTTACAGAAATTATTTTCATCTGACGTTATTAAGGCATTTAAAACAAAGGAGAACTAAATGAGAGAATTACTAATAAGTGCAGCAAGAAGTCATTATATGGGCTTGATAAATAAACATATATCAAATGTAGAAGTTTTATTAACTAATCCAATGGGTATTAGTGGTGTAGCTGATAAACACCAAGATATTCAGGAAGCAATAGAAATGGAATTAGGTATTATTGCTGACTATAATGATAAGCTAGAAGTCCTACAACGATTTTTTATTAAGCCTCAGCAAAACGAAACTACAGAGGAGAAAAAGAAAGATGCTAAATCGTAGACATGGTTTAAGCAAATATGATGCGCCTTTAAAAATACAATTTCAAAAAGGCTACGATAGTTTTAAGAGAGGTAATATGCGAAATCCTTTTCATTCTAATTCTATGCAATATAGAGAATGGGATAGAGGATTCAATACTGCCTACTCTCAAAACTTAAAGAGAGTAAAAAAATATGAACTTAGAAATAGAAGCAAAAGAGTTTCTTAGAAGGAGAAATATGAGCAATATAACAGCTACTGAATATCAAGACAAAGCTAAAGTAACTGCTATATTCCCAAAAGAAAAAGCCCTAGAGTATTTAGCTCTAGGGTTATCTTCTGAGTCTGGGGAAGTGGCAGGTAAAATAAAAAAGATTATACGAGATAAAAGTAAATTAAATCCTACAGATTTAGGTGCTGAGATAGGAGATGTCCTATGGTATTGCGCCTTATTAGCTGAAGAACTTAATTTAAATCTTGGTAAGATTATGGAAAATAATATTGATAAACTATATTCTAGGAAAGAACGTGGAGTATTAGGTGGTTCAGGAGATAATCGTTAGTTTTTACTAGCCTCTAATTTAAATTTACCCTTTAAATAATTAGCAAAAGCTTCTAGCTTATCCCAATCATAGCTTAAACCATCTTTAGGTTTACCATATTGTTTGTGATAAGCTTCTTTAGCCTGCTCTAAAAAGATTTGTGACTTACCAGAAAATTTATCTTGTACTGCATCCTTTTTTAAAGGATTAAATCCATATTTCTTTACACTTTCTTCTTCTTTCCAATCTTCGTTTGCTTTTTTATTAGCTGCTTTAAATTTTACAGAAGCTTTAATATCTTGTTTCCATTCACTAACTTTTCCTTGTATGTAGCTTATTTTTAAAGCATCGTTTTCTAGATTTTTATAATAATCTGCCTTTAATAAAGGTACTAAAATTTCAGACGACCATTCTCCTATAAATTTATTAATTAGTGTATCAGCTTCAGGCACACCTGTATTTTGATTAATTATATTTTTAGAAATTTTTAATCTAGCTAATTCTTTTTCTAATTCATTCTTACCATCTTGCAATAGTATACCATATGTTTGTCTAGTTAGTGGTATTTTTCTACGATATGGTGCATCTCTTAATGGAGATTCTTTTACATCTTGAAATTCTGTTCTATCATACATAAATGCAGGTATTCTAGATAATGACTTATTCCAAAATAAATCCCAAGTATTCGAAGACTTTGTTTCATATATTAATCTTTTATCATCATCGGCAATAAAAGTATCGTAAACATCTTTTACTGGTGTAATAGGAATAGTAAATGTGTTTATTAAGTTTGCTCCGACTCGTATACCTAACTCTCCTAGAGCATCATACTTTTCATCTAATGGTTTATTTGAATCAAATATATCACTTAGTGAATCTTCAAGTAAATATAAACCCATACCTGCTCTAAACTGTGTTCCTGTCAATGCTTGTGCAGAATTTCTTAAAAAATATTTATCATCTAGTACAGGGTCTCCCTTCATATATCTGAGTCCTAAATCAGCAAAATATAAAAACGGAGAAGCTGGAAAGAAAGGTCGCATATCAAAAGTTTCACCGTTAGGAAGCTTACCTTCCCACCAATTTTCTCCTGCGTATTCACTATCTCTAAACATGTATGCTCCTGCATATCCTGCTAATCCAGTAAGTGCTTTAGCTACTTCTTGGTAATCGTCGGCATTTTTTACAAAGGACCTATAACCACCTTGTGCTAAATATAATGGAGAGTATTCATAAGTAAATCTCATAGCGTTTGCTATAAATCTAGGAAATGGAACAAAAGATGTAGTAACAAAAGGCACAGAATTCATTATAGAAACAAAAGATTTTCCTAATGCACCGGGAGGAGTAGCCTGATATGTAAAATATAATGAATCTTTTATTGATTTATCTAATATTTTTTTACCTGCATTAGTACCAAAATAACTAGAAAATTTATCAGCTTTTACCATTTCTAATAAATCAAAATCTTTCATTAAAAGTTTTTTATCTGCATCCGTAATTTTTATACCTTTTCTTATTTTATCCGTTATAAATGTATGTGGTATATCTTTTAATAAACCTTTGTGTGCTTTTTCAAATTCTTTTATTGATTTATACTTTCCTCTAATATTGGAGATTTTATCAAGGTTATTTACAGTGCTAGTATATGTTTGATTTAATTGTTTTTTGATATTACTTATAAAAGCTATTCTTTTAAAATAATTATCTGATAATGTATTTAAAGCATTTAGTTGTCTTCCAATAGTTCTAGCGGCTGTTAGTTTATTACTTGTACTACCTGTTGCATCAGCAATATCCCTAAGTTCACGAAATAAAGTTTGAGCTTGTTTATTAAAATTTAATTTAAATACATCACTTATAAGTGAGGTTTCTCGTTTATTAGATAAACCAAATACTAAAGACCATACATCATCATTAGGTTTACCATCAAATAAACCAACTTTATTTTTTGCAAAACCCATAGACTTAGCTGCTGTTACTAAACTTCTATCAAAAATATTAACAACAGTATCCATACCTATTCTATTGTAACCTGATACGGTATTTCTAAATGTAGTAGCAGTCTGTGAAGTCATAGCTGCAAGTCTTACTTGGTCAAGCTGTCTAGCTATTCCTTGTGCGCCTGATAGATGGTCTAAAAATCCTCTCACGTCATCATTATCTATAGACTTATTTAGTTTATCAATACTTTCTCTTAAACTTTTATCCATTCCAAATATATCTGCTACACTTTCATCTAGCTTACCCATTAAGTTTTGTTTCATAAAACTTGCTGTTTGAAGTTCTTTACCAGCTTGAGACCACTGCGCTAAAAATAAATTAGCCATATCATCACCAGTTAAATTATATTTTTTATATAATCCGCCCATTAATTTTTTTGCTTCTTCAGTACCCTTTGTTGTACGTAAGACATCTGCCATCGCTTCAGTAGCTCTAACTTTCCAAGTCCCATCGGCATTTTTAACATTCTTTTCAAATGCAGTTTTTATTTTTGAATTGTTAGAAATTAATTCTGTAACCATAGCCCATACACGTTTTGTTCTATCCCCATCCAGTCTAACTGCTAGGTCAGGATTAATAGCATCCTGAAGAGCTATGGCTTCAAAACCTTGATACCCTTGTTTTACTAAGTCTGGATTTAATTCTGGTAAATTAGATTTTATTTTTTTAGAAAGTGTTTTATTTGCAATACTAGCTAAAGTTTTATCAGCTTCTTTATTAGCCGTATTAATTTTTTTCATAATAGATTTATCTATTTTTTCTACTAAGGCATCATCTATAGTAGAACCTTTTCCTAGTTTACTAACAGCCTTACCAGCCGCCATTCTAGTACCAATAGCTCCTAGAAATGCAGGGGCAGCCATACCTGCACCAATGCCTATACCTGTTTCAGCTACATTATATTTATCTCTTACATCAATTTCCATTTCAACATTTTGTCTAGCTACGTCTAGAAGCCCACCTGCCGTACCCTCAATAGCCATACCTGTAACTATAGGTCTTTGAGCTGCTGCTGCTACAATATTAGTTGGTAATAACTTACTACCAAGTTTTTTAGCCATCGAATCTTTAGCTATTTTAGATACAGTTTTATGTACTGCAGCTTTAGATATAGCAGATGCCCCTATACCTGCAGCTTTTCCAAAACCCGGTAAAAATATACCAGCTATTGTAGAAGGAGCTTTAGCTATACCTTCTGCATAATCACCTAATGTTTTTCCTACACCTCCATACCAATTAGGAAGAGAATGAAATTTTTTATATAGAAAAGTATAATCCTCTAATCGTTGTTTAGCTCGTTCATCTTGCGTAGAGTCTGCACTTGCTGCAGATATATAATTCCAATCAGCACCTGCTGTAAATTCATTAACATTAAACTTACGAAAGTGTTCTATAAAATTATCATAGGCATCTTCTTCAGAAATATCAGTTAATTTATTTCTGTCTCTAGCAAATCTTAATGCTATTTCTCTTACCTTACTATTATTTTCAAGGGATTCATCCGTAATAGAATCATTACGCATTATATTTTGGTTGGGGTTTTCTTCTTCTTCTTTTTTACTAGTTAGTAAATTAGAAAATATATTTGGTTTTTGTAGTTTTTCTTCTTTTTTTGTGGGTAGTAGGTCTGAAAATATATTAGTCATAATTTAACCCTGTTTTGACATTAATCCACCAGATGCCTTTTTAAGGTTGGCAGGGTTTTTAATTTTTTCTATTTCTTTTTCTATTAAACCTTCAGAGTAATTTTTACGCTTTAAATATTTTTTTAATTCATTTAAAATAAATTCTTTAGTTTCTACATCTGTTGTACCAAAATAATCTTGTTTAGCTGCCTGTATAGTTCCAGAAATACTACCTTTGGATGCCATTGAAGTTAAAAAGTTAAGAGCTTTCTTACCTCCTTTTACAATACTTTCTCCAGCAGAAGCCATTAAGTCATCTCCAATAGCTTTATCTTTAGGAATGCCATATTGTTCTTCTATAGCAGCTTGTGTGTCTTTGTTTTCAAAATAATTACTAATTTGATTTTTAATAGAATCTGTAATTTCTTTATTAGGGTAATAATATTTTAAATCTTCTATAAACTTTTCAGGTGTTTTTCCTACATCGGCTTTTAATTTTAATAATTTATCAATACCCTCTTTATCTAAAGAATATGTACTTTGAAATTTTTTTTGCTCTTTAGTAAGCCCACTAGTATCAGCAGTAGTAGCTGAAGTATCTGCAGCAGTAGTAGCTGAAGTAGTATTAGCTTCCTCTTCTGCTTTAAGAGCATTTGAAGTATCATCTACAGTTGCAGTTGCTGCAACATCAGTAAGAAATGATGTTTTTTGTTCTTCACTTATTGGTACACCATACTCTTTAGCAAGTACAAAATATTCAGGCTCATTTAAAATAGTAAATTTATTCATTGCATTAGTATAAAAATTAGTTATAGTTTTATCATAAAAATCATTAAATAGTTGTCTTGTAGTAGGTTCATCAACTCCATCTCGATATATTAATTTATTATTTATATCATAATAAACTAAACTACTTAACTGGGGATGGGCATCTATCATATACTCTAAATGGTCTTGAAACTCATTTTTTATTTTCCTTTCTTTTTCTGGATTAACAAGTCCCGTAGTGTCGATTTCTAATCTTCGTTTTCTTTCATGTTCACTTCTTAATAAATTAGTTAGTAGTTCCCTATCATCGTTATACTCTTCACTATTAACGTAGTCTGGATTTGTAGATTCTTTTTGCTTTATCTGTAATTGTATTTTTTCAATCCTAGCGTCTATAGTATTAAATCCTAAATTTCCTAAACTTATTTTTTTATCAGTCAACTCGTTTAGATTATCTTGTACTTCGGCTAACGCCATCACTTTTTCATTTTCTGGTAAGTTGTCAACATTATCCATTAGCCTATTTAATTTACGCATTTCAATCGTTATTAATTTATCAGTATGCTTTACTGGGTCATCTTCAAAATCTACTAAGTCAATTTCATCTTGAAGAAATATATTTTCTTGCTTCAACGCACTAATTTCATCTCTATTTTCTATAGGATTATTTCTTAACAAAGAGAGTCTATAATCATTGGCATCCATTTTTTGTTGTACTGTACCTGTTTTTTTAATTTTATCTACTATTATAGGTCTTTGTTCTAGGAAATAATCTTTTTGCTCTTTAGGTAAATCTGGTTTTGCAATTTGACTAGCTATAAAGTCAAGTCTTTCCATAGGTTTCATTTCAGCTAAATTAAGTTTGTAATCAAAGAATCGTATTGTAGGTAAAGTAATATCAGAATTTATATTCATCTTATCAAACCCTGCAGCTTTTAACTTTGTTTCAAGTCTTTGATTAGCCTGTTTTCTACTGTCTATAGGTCTACCTAATATTTTACCTAATAAATTCATTGCAGGAGTTGCCATAGAATATGGCTCTAATTCCGAATAATCTGCCATAGGACCGACAAACGATTGAGCATAATCTTTTGCTGAACCTATTTGATAATCTTCAGGAAGTTTGTCAAAATAGTTAATAGCATTAATATCTCCATTCTCTTGAGCTGTTTTTAAGCTTGCTATAAATGTATTATAGTCACTTAATGAACCACTTCGTTTTAACGCAGCAGCAGCAAATGCCATAGCCCTAGGGTCTTGTTCACCTGTTGTAGGATTTATAAATGTAGCTGCACCATTTTCTAATGCTTTTTTAGCTTCTTCTACATCATCATCCCACTCCTTCTTTTCTTCCATCTGAGCATTAAATCGAATCTTATTTATTTCTTGATTATAGTCTTGAGTACGTTTAATACTTCTCTGAAGTGCTTTATCAACACTTCCTGTTATACCTTCTACAAATCCTGCAAAAAATGACATTACACTTTTCTCCTTGCCATTAAACCTTTAGTTTCTTCTTCTGTGGGTTCTACATCAACTTTCACTTCTTCTTTCTCTAAATCTAAACCTTCTATACCAGCATCTTCTAACTTACTCATAGCTAAATCAATACTGCTAGGTCTTAGTGCTTTAGATTTATTTAAACCTGTTTCATATTCAATTCCTATTTCATCAGCCATTAGCATTATAAACTCCATTAATACAGGTAATACTAACATACCAACATCAACTGTATGCTTACCTCCTATAACAGAAGATAGTTGAATACTATTAGCTATAGATGTTACAGGTACTCCCATTTCTAGTGTATCAAAAAGCTGTCGTCTTGATTCTTCAGATGCTAATCTAGGGATATAAAAATCTAACGCATCTTCAATAGTTGTATGCTGAGGAGGCATTTGCCAAGGTCTACCACCAAGTTCATGGGTCATTCCCATGCCCGGAATTGGAGCATCCATATTAGGTTCGTCTATTGTCGCCATTCTTTAGTTCTTCTCGTTTGTTTTTTATAATTTCAAAATAATTTGCTGCTCTTTCAGCAGGAGATAACTCCTTATCCTTTTTAGTAGATTTTAAGTTACCTAACTCTGAAAAACCCATCATTCCTGTGGATGGAGTTTTTTTAGTTGTTTTTTTATTCTTTATGTAATTTAACATATTTTGATAAAGTACAGGAGCTGGATTAGTTAAAGGCATAATTTTTCCTTACATTGCAAATTCTATATAAGCTGAACCAAGTGTACCAAGCAAGCCACCTAATGCGCTACCTGCAGCTGAAGATGATGCAGCTTTTTGAGCAGCTATAGTAGCATCAGCACTAAGTTGAGCTACTGCTAAATTGTTCATTCTATCTAATTCATTATCTGCTGCCTTCCAAGCAAACTCCATTGTATCAGAATAATAACTCCATAAGTTATCATATGCTTGCTTAGACACATCTAATACAGCAGACGCATTTAACTCATTAGCTCTATTGACTGCAGCTGTATCGGCTGTAGCTACTTCTCTTCTCCATACAGCATTACTCTGAGCAATCGCTAATTGATTATTTGCATTAAACTGGTCTCTCTGATTAGACATTTCTTTATTAAATTTACTCATAGCATTTATTTCACCTGTATTAAATTGCATTTGAGCATTAGCTTGAGCAGCATTAAACTGACTTGTTTGACTTTTTAAGTTTGCAAAGAATTGGTCTGTTTGATTTTGGGATGTGGCATTAAATTGTCTAGCTGCATTTTCTTGAGCTTGGTCAGTAAATAAGCTTTGTATTTTTTGTTGGGCTTTAAATACTGTCGTAGCTTGCCTATTCGATAAATTAGCCATATCCATTTGTAGAAAGTTTTGAGCATTTTGTACTGCAGCTTGTTGTCTATTATTTAAATTAGACATATCTAAATTAGCTAATGCAGATGCTTCAGCCATTACAAGTGCCTGACTATTTGACAGGTTAGCTAAATTCATTGTATTAGCTGCTCGACTATTTTCTAAAGCAACTTGTTGCTCTGCAGTAAAATTCATATTAGCTACATCACTAATCTTACTAGCATTCTGTACTCTAGATTGAAAGGCTTGGTCAAATTCCTGACCCATAAAGGCAGCTCTTTGTTCAGCACCTAGCATAGCTCTTTGCTGTCTATTTGTTAAGTTCTGAGCTTCAAAAGATGCCTGTACTTGTGCATCTGCTTGAGCAATCGGTAAGGCTGATTCTATAGCAGCTTGAATCATTGCTTGACCTGCCATACTTGAAGCACCCAAACCTCTTTGAGCCATCGCAGCTTGAACACCTCTTAATGCACCTGCTGCCCATGCAGGAGGATTTGTAGCATCAAAATCTTGTGTTAAACTAGCTAACTGTCCTTGTACTGTAGCTTTCTCTGATGGTAGTGCTTCAGCAGCCTGTATTTGTTCAGTAAACTTAGCAGCTTTTTCAGCATTAGCTACACCATCTATTAATTCACCCTGTTGTATTTCTCTCTGTACAGGGTTATCCATTTTAATAGCACTACCCTGAGCAGCATTTAAATCACTTACAGCAGACTTAGTTTGTTCAGCAGCTACAACTTTAGCTCTAGGGTCATTAGGGTCTGTCTGTGCAGCTTGTACAGCGTTTAAAGCAGCATCTACTTTTTCACCCGACTTTTCTGCATCTATTACATTAGCATCTTTAGTATCTTCTATAGGTTTAGCTTGAGCAATTCCAGCAGTTTGTGTACTTGCACCTTGTTGTCTACTACTTACTTGTCCAACTCCTTCATCTATAAGTTGTCCTGAGGATTGGGGTATTGCTGAAACTTCTACCTTACCACCTGTAGGCAATGCAGGATTTAATGCCTGTTTAACCATTTGGTTAGGTAAAGTTGTTCCACCTTGTTGCATTTTAACTGCTTCAAATTGTTGTTTAGGGGGAGGTACAAACTGACCTACTGTATCTTCAGGTTGTTGTTGTGTTTGTTGGTATGTACTATTTTTTGATTCACTAGCCATTTGTATAGCTGAATCTTCAAATTGTTTCATTCTATTTTTTAAGGAAGGATTACTTTCTAGATAATCTTTAAACCCACTCATATCACCTGTGTAACCAAGACTTGTAGCTATCTTAGCTAATCCACCTTCTTTAAACCTTAAAAATCTAGCCATTATTTATTTCCAATTAATATCTTATCTAATTTGTCTTCTAATCTTTGCAATGCATCCATTACAGTATGCATATCTTCTTTAACATCATCTCGCTTGGCATACTCTTCTCTTGTCTTATTGAGAAGAATATCCAATCGTTTGACTTCCATCAATACACTTCTAAACACCCATATAGCAGGTGCTATGACGAGGGTTAGCAACCCATTCCAAAAGAGTATTGGATTGACTTCCACGTATTATACTTTATCTCTATCTGTTCTATTCTTATAGTCAGAACGAGCAGTTACCAGTGTTACAAAGTCTGCTTTGTTTGAGGGTATGCTATCAGTAAAACTGTCATCTTCCATTAGCTTTGTAGTCCAATCTCTTTGCATACGTTTCCAAGCATTGTTAATCTTTCCTTTTAAAGCCATCTCACACCAATTTTTAATTCCTTCATTTTCACTTCCAGTAAAAGAATTGCTCTTGTCTACAACTTTTAATAAATCGTTATAAAGTACAGTTTGGTCTGTATCGTCTACTTCTAATGTTATTGTTATTTTTGCCATATTTTTCTCCGTTTAAAGAGGGTTGTTTCACCCTATGTTATGCAACTAAATAGCCGCTAAAGTATGTGCCATTACTATCCGAAATTATATCTGTTTGTGTATTTGTTCCACCAGCTTGATACACATTACCATAAGCAGTATCACTAGCATCCATGTCAGCTAATATAGATATTATGAAACTATGATAATTAGCTTCTGCCCACCCTTCTGGGTCAATAATATTCATATAAGTTCTGTTACTCGTTACAATTTGTGTAAAATAATATTGAGCATCATTTTGTATTTGATAAAGATAAACCATAAGATTTAATTGATAGCGACCTGTTACAGGAGCAGTAAAATTTGGTGTAGCAAAATCTCCATTTTGGTCGAATACCTCTGTACCAAAAGCAATAGTATTATTACCATCTTTTGAAAAGTTAGTAACATTAGATGCTGGTAAAGCTAAAAACGCAGGTTGTGTTGGTTTAGTTATATGACCATCCTCATCTATTCTCATTCTTTCTGTCAAAGAACCACCATCAGTATAAAAAACTAAATCGCCTTTAGCATCTGAACTTCCTCTAGCACCAGATACTTGAACCACATTTGTTCCAGCACTATGAAATTGTAAATTGCCTAACCCTTGTCCTTCGGAATCTCGGTCAGCTTCAATAACAATATTCTTTGCTCCAGAACTAGCATTTATGTGAAGTATTCCGTCATCCGTATTTCCTACATTACCTAAATCTATTCCATTATTTCCTATTCTTGATATTGCCATTAGTCTGCATCCTCTATGGTTAGTTCACCTGCATCAACTTGTCGTTTGATTTCAATGTAGTGTATATTTTTATTTTCTATTGGTACGGATAAAAGCATATCTGAATTGTTTAATTCTACATTAATAGAAACAACTTTATCCGTTAATGGGTCTTTAAAATATTTTGCTTTTTTAATATCTAAAGTAATAAATGAAATCATAACTATTCCCTTTATATTTCTGCACTAACTGCTATGTAGGCTGTATCATTGTTATTGCCTAAAAGACTACAACCTTCCCCTGCTGTTAATCCAGATGAAACTTGATTATAAACAGACAACGTATCGTTACTTCCTTGAGATAAAGATATAGATGTACAGGCAGTTACTGTTGCTTGGTGATAAATACAATAATTAGCAGCGGCTAATGACGTAAGCGTACCTGCAGCCCTCATAGATACTGGAAAATGCATTACTCCTTGTTGAGAAGTAGAGTTAATACAATGTCCTGTTTGAAATCTAGTGTAGCCAGAAGTAGGATTTGGACCAACTTTTAAAAAAAAGCGTTGGCATTGTGCTAAATTATCTTCAAAAGATTTATGCTCAAAAGGAGTAGCAACTTCTCCAACTTCTAACTGCACTCCAGTTATAAAGAATGTTCTACTTGTAGCATCATAGAGAGAAGTGTTACTAGAATTAACAGCAGTATTCCAAGTTGTATCTGCCCAAGTTAAATTGCTAAATGTACCACCATTATATGTTGAACCAGCATGAAGCCAAATATAAACAGTTATAGTAGCATTGTGGTCAACTCCGGGTTTATCGCCTGTTGAACTATCTCCGGGAAATGTTATAGTCTGTTTTTCCCATGAAGTACCCACAGTAAAGGTAGCATTAACCATTCTATCATTATCATTATCTCGCAGACTTAAACCATAAGTAGCTGAAGCGTTAGCCTTTGCCCAAAAACTTAAAGTTAATTTTTCAGCATCTGAATAACCTTTTTTCATTCGCTGAGTTAAACCCCCTCTACTTTCTATACCTTGAGATAATATAACATATTCTCCTGCGGCTATAGATGTATCAGCAGTTGTAGTAGCCACCTTTAAACAATGGAAAAATCCAGATAAATCAGTTACAGCTTCTTGTGTCATAGTTACACGACCATTAGATGATTGCGACCAATTCCATCTATCCAATAAAGGAAATCCATTTGATGCTCCTACACCAGTTGCTGACGTTCCCCTCTGAGATATTGTCATATCTCCGTTATGAATTAAATTTCTGTGGCTTAATTGTGCGTCGCCTTTATACGCTGCAGCTAAATCTGCAAAATCTCTACATCTACTCATCTTACTAACCACTCCTCTACTGTATCTGAAATGTCACGCATCTTAATCCACCTATCTCCAGTTGGTTGACCTTTTTTCATTCTTAATTTTCCAGTTAAACCTATAGCCGACCATTCCTTTCTAAATTCTCTTGATTTATAAGGATTGTCTACACTATCTTGGTCATCATCATAATCTGGATTAAGTTTTGGTCTTTGCAATTTATTATTAGGAGTATAAATCTTTGCATCCTTTGCTTTTGTTGTAGTTGAAGTAACGACAGCATCACTTGGAACAGTAACATCTGAAGGTATTCTATCTGTATGATACTCTACTTTTTCATCAAATTCTTCACCTCTATCGTTAGTCTTTTTCTCTGTCCAAGTAGTAATGGTATAATCTTCCATAATTTTGCGACCAAAATCATCTTTTAAATATTTTTCATTCCAAGCAAGTCCTCCATCACCAATAACTGCTGGTGTTGCAGAAACAATACCTATAATCTTAGACGTATCATCATCACTTGTAGCTTTTTTAATTTGATTTCCATCTAATACTACTGAGCATCCAACTCTATCCTCATCACTTGAGTTACCATCTTTCCATTCAAAGTATTCAGCATAGTCAGCACCACTACTGTCGTAAGCCGCATCAGCAATAGCCGCACCATCACCTCTCCACTTAAAAACTAATGACCCATCACTTTCTCCAGTTAAATGCATAAAAGCAGTACCAGATGCCCTATCACATTGAAGCCTAGTTCCATATGATGTAAAACTACCATTGGCTACATATAATTCTATATTAGCAGTATCATTATTTGTTTGTTTTATTTGGTGGTATGCTCCACTAGTTTTAGGTGAGGAAGCTGTAGTAGAGCCATTTGCTCCAGCAACAGATAAATATCCACCACTCTGAACATGATGGCGAACTAGACTGCCTTCATAATAAGTATAATTATTTCCTGCTGGAACTATCCAATAATTATTACCACTTGATTGTATTCCATCATAAAGATGGTCGGTATAAGCACTATTAGATGTATGTTCTGCCCTTATACTTCCATTGGAAGTTCCACCTTTTACATGAAGAGGTTTGGCAGGAGCAGAAGTTCCAATTCCTGTATCTCCATCTGCTTTAATTACCATTCTTTCGGTTAAAGTTGTGCCACCATCAGCAGTAGTCCAAAACTCAAGTCTTCCGGGCATATCGTTGCTTCCGGGAGTACCATCTACAGCACCACGAATTGAAGCTACAAGATGTGCTCTATCACCACCATCAGCACCAACAAAATTAATAATTCCACAATCATCATTATCTTGAATAATTGTATCGGCATTTACAGCAGTTCCTCTGCTTTTACCTAAAAGTAAATATGCACCTGCATCGTCATTTGCATTTCGCCAAATACTTAAAGAACCACCTGCGTAATCTGTTCCTTCAATTTGTACGCCTGCTTCAATACCACCGATTGTTTCAGGTGTTTCAAAACCAAAACAAACAACATCTTCTCCACCATTAACAAACAACTTATGTGTCTGTCCATTGGATTCAACTCTAAAGTCTACATCAGCACTTGATTCATTAAATATAAAACTACCACCATCAAGACTTACATTTCCTGCAACATCTAGCGTACCATTCATGGTAACATTCCCAACAAATGTACCACCACTTGCAGCACTTACTGTATCACTTACACTAAACACATCATACACAATCACTTCAAGTATATCGCTTGTGCTTAATGCCGATAAACTTCCTATGGTGTTAGCAGTTGTTGTAACATAATCTGTGTCAGGCTTGAGCAACACACCATTAAGATACACATCTACATACGCACCATCTGTAAATGTTAGAGTTGCACCATTATCATCTGCTCCACTCTT